TCCACTTTGGTGGACGCGCCTTCTCAAAATGAGCATATCCGAAGCGGGTATCCAGTTGATCAAAAGCTTTGAGGGTTGCCACAATCAGCCCTACAAGTGTCCTGCTGACCTTTGGACGATAGGCTATGGCAGAGTACTCTATCCAGATCAAGCGCGGCTCAAAACAGACGAGAGAGCCAGCTATCCACTACGCGCAGAACATAATAGGCTTTGGAATGCTGACGAAATTGACGCTTTACTTGAGGCAGATTTGGATTTTTTTTCTGTCGGGGTACGAAGATTATGTCCTGCTTCTGTTGATCGTCAGTGCCACCTTGACGCAATGGTCTCGTTTGCTTACAATGTGGGGCTAGGCAATTTGCAGTCATCTACCCTGCGGATGAAGTACAATCGAGGTGACTATCAGGGCGCAGCAGATGAGTTCCTAAAGTGGACTAAAGCTGGCGGCAAAGTACTTAATGGCTTAGTCAGGCGCAGAGAAGCCGAGAGAGCTTTATTCCTGTCCGGCGGCTAACCTATCTAATATCTCCTGCACCTGTTGCTGGGCTTTGTCGGCTCGCTGCTGCAACGTAAGCTCTGGATCAGTACATAGTACGACTATTGACCCACAATCGTGTGGAGCGCAGCACAGGACGGCTCCAGATGGGTAGTAAACAAACTTCACTTAACCGGCCTCGGACGTTTCTTGTGAAAGGTAACATTGTCCTCATTGTAAAAACCCATAGGCCATTCGTTAGTCGCATCAACCGGCTTTGACTCACCAGGCTTACGCATATCAATCTTGCCTCCTCCTGACAAATACATCTTGATGTCGTTCTCCAGAATCTCACGGGCTAATTTATTCTCTTTCTGATATCGCATCATTAGCTTTATGCTCCTCGTAAAGTGCCATAGCCTCAACATGAGTTTCTGGCTTTGGGCAAGTATCTTTTGGCATAACGATGTAGTGCATCTTTACCTGCTCATAACCCAACGGGCAGAACATGGCTGGTTTGCTACTCGGAAACCGATATGCGGCACAGGTCAGGCAGGTGTTCATTTTTGTTTACCTTGTTTGCCAGTGCATTTGCTTCCATGATCAGCCCAGTTGTCAGGCCAGTGATCCGCGACTGCTCTACCTTCTCACTAATAGCGTACAGTAAAAACTCGCTGTCTAACATTAAGCTATCCTCATGCCAACAACAATGATGATGACAGCCAGCACAATGATCGTGCCGCAGATAATGCTTGCCTCACGCAGCATCTTCTTTGCCTCAGCCTCTCGTAGCTTTTTCATCCGACTCACTGTGTCGATTACATCTTTCATCGTGCCACCTCTCGCGGCCTTCCGGCTCCACACTCGTGTGCCTGGTACTCAGTCATAGCGTCACCAGTGCGTTTAATGCCATCAGCTTTGCGCTGAGTAGCATCAATGTCGATCAGCCTCTGGATGTCATCACCTCGCTGATAGCGTGTGCTGTGAGTGCCGATTAGATAGCCCAGTGCAATGCCAATTATTAAGATTATAAGTTCCACTTGTTAGCTCCAGTAAAGTATTGCTGCTACTAAAAGCAAGCTTGCTATTATGCCGACCAACTCGGCTTGGTTAAGGGGTTTCATCACTCACCTCCCTTGCCTGCTGATAGCAGGGCTTCTCTTATGTCTAAAACCTGCTGCCAACAATGCTCTTGGAATCTTTGCGGCTTATGCTCAATATGAGCCATCATCGCAACTAAGTGGCTTTCTGCTTTCTTCAGCGCCTTGACCAGCTTCTGATTAACATCAACCACCGGCTGCGGGGTGGCTTGCATCACTCGCACTACGTTGTCGTAGTAAACCAGCGAACCTTCAGGGTCAGGCTCGATAACAATATGGCTGGGTGCGTCATGCTCCATTTGTATGTATGCCTCAACTCGCTCAAGTGCCACCGGCTCCCCGCTTTGCAGGGCTTCACGAACTGCCACCACCTCCAAAGCACGATGAAATGCAGCACTTTCATGATGGATTAACTTCCCGATTAAAACCTCAAAAGCTTTCTGTACTTGGTCACTCATTCTTCATCTCCCTGCACCTAATGCGGTGCAGTATCCACTCAATAAAATGCTGGTTATGTTTCATCTGGGTGCAGCACCCGCGCAATTCGAGATGGGTAACCCAAGATTCGGCATTTCTCTTTTACTGTGTGGCAAGACCCTACGCCATCAACCCACCACATCGAATCATCAGGGGCATCGACAAACTCAGGGTTTGTCATTTCCCCTTCGTCTGTGTACTGGCATTCGATCCAGTTACTCATCGCTGCCGGCCTCGACTGCCTTAATTGCAAGCTCTGCAATTTCATCCTGTATATCTTTGTCAAGCATGTCCCAGATAAATGTTAAATCTACGCCGTTGCAAAACGCGTGATCAAAATCAATTTCTGCCGGTTCTGCCGGATCGTCAAACGTGGCCTCAACTTGAGGAGAATACGAACAGATATGGCACTCGACCATTTCACGATTGTAAAGCGTTACGGTTACTATCTGCGCTAAAAGTGACATTACACAATCCCCCTAATGGCAACCATTGCCTCTGCAAAATCAAGGATCAACAAAGTTTCTGCGCGCTTCTTTTCGCACTCATACGTCTTTGTATGCGCGCGATACTCGGAAAAATTACAAAGTCTGCAACCGGCTTGTACGAGCCACTTTTCATGCTGATATGTGGCAAAGAATCGATAGCCGTCAGATCGTTGGCCTATGTAAACAAAACCCCTTGCCCCCGTCAGGTTTGCCCGCGTCAGGTTTGCCCCCGACAGGTCTGCCCCCGACAGGTTTGCCCCCGACAGGTTTGCCCGCTTACCGCCATGCTCGCCGAGCAGCCACTTGCCGTGCTTTTCAATAATTATGCTCAATTTGCCTGCGGTGTACGTTTTCATAGTGCGTCTCCTGCTGTGTGTTTGTCATTTAATTGTGCCTACTTTAACGCACTTATGCAACACCTTTAAACACTCAATTTGCCTTTTTATTGCAGTTTTAACTTCAGATGCTGTTTTGATGCTAACCAGCCTTTCGCCCGACCTCATAGCAACCACCATTCGCTCTGACAAGCCGATCTCAGCAGCCATCCGCGCATTGTCGTAGCCAAGCGCAGCCTGAACCTTCACAAACGTATGTGATTCCATGTTAGCTGCCATCCTTAACGAATTGGCCGTTGACCATCCTGCCAGTGCGCTTTGAGATCACGTTGTAGGCTCCGTCTATACAGTCAGACATCCGTAGCCCTTGCATCTCAGCCTGAATAACAAGGGTCACATAAATGTCGCCAATGGCATCAGCAATCTCTGCTAGGTTGCGATCAGCCAGTGCGTGAGTCAGCTCCTCCACTTCTTCCAGCGTTTTCATGTGCTGACCTGCTTCAGTGCCTCGACCTTTTGCGCCCAAGATGCCTTTATCGTGCGCCCAGTCTAGTATCTCTTCTTCCAAATATGCACTCATGGTTTATCCCTAAAATGGCAGGTCGCCGGAGTCATCAAAATCGTCATAAGCTGGAGCTGGCTGCGGTGCTTGCCTGCCGTGATTGCTGTGTTGTTTTGCGCTTGGCTGCTGCTGCTGATCTTTCCAAAACACTTTGCAGTTACCCAAGATCGCTCCGTTCTTGCCAGCTTCACGATTTTCTTTAGTCTCGTCCTGCGTGATCATGCCGTGGTTGCCATACTGATCAGCCTGGTCTATGTCCACAAAAACGGTAGCAGACAGGTAAACGCCTTTAGCTCCTTTGTACAGCAGAGCCTTGTCGATCTTTGATACATCAATGGATAATTTAACGCCTACTTTGCTCATACAATCCTCACATAATTAACTGTTGGTAAAATTGGTTTCTTGCGTTTTGCTGGCTCTTGGTCTGACTTCCAAAAACTATAAAAGTCGGACAATAGCGCAAGGCATTGCTGCCAATATTCTTCATCAAACGGCACTTCATGCACCTCCAGACCTTCCGGTGTCCAGCAAACAAAATGTCCCAGCTTGCGGCCAGTGATAAAAAGCTGTCCCTGCACTTGCGGCATGTAGTGGTCAGGTACTTTTCCGTAAAGCTCCATACTTGCAGGACACTTGGCCTCCACAACGATGTCACTGCCTACGTAACCATCAGG